AGAGCCAAAAGAAGAAATAACTGAAAAAGAAGTTGAAGAAAATGAGGAAAAAGAATCTGACGAAAAGGAAGAATCTGCTGAAGAAGAAATAAAAGAAGAGCCAAGCGCAAATGAAGAAAAGGTTGTTAAAACAGCGAAATCAAGCAAATCTGAAAAAAAACAAGGCTCTGATTCGCCCAAAGCAAGTGATAAAAAAACTTCTGTTGCTAGTACTACCCCTAAAATTAAATCAGATATTGTTGTCCAGGAGCTTGATTTAAAAACGATTGTCAGCTTTAATAAAGAATATTTTGAGGTAAAAATAACAGATACATTAGATTTAACGACTACGGAGATAGATTTCTATGACGGACAAGACGGATTCAACAATCAAGATTACGCCAAAGCTAATTCTAATTTTTTTAATAAGTATAGCAACGCCAACAGCGAGTGGGATTTGGTTTCTAAGCGAGATGTCATCAAGATTGAGCAATTTAGAAGATAGTGTTTCAAGTATTCCTAGTGGAGATAATTCTGCAATACTAGAAAGGATTACTACTGTTGAAATAAATTCAACTAACAATAAAACTTCTATAGATAAAATTGACGCAGATATTGACAAGATCGTAGAGCATGTTGATAAGTCATTTAAAACGGTTACTGAATCAATGAACGCTAATCCACTATCATTAGGAAACTAAAATGGATAAAGACACAAAAGAAGCATTTGTAAGGGTAGAAAAAAGCCTAGAAAAACTTACTGAAGCATTAACAAAAAACTCTTCTGATATTTCTGAATTAAAGGCGCAAGCAAATATGGGTAAAGGAGCATTAAGGGTCATATTGTTTTTTGGCTCACTAGTTGCTATTGTGGTTAGTGTAATAAAAGTTGGAGAATCAATATGATGGGATTAATCGTTTCTGGCTTGACTAAGGCTGTAGGTGGATATTTTGAAAACAAATCTCAAGAATCACAAGCCAAAGCTGGATTAAAGAAAGCCGAGATTGAAGCCAAGACTTCTGTTGCGAAAGCAGTTGCAGAAGGAAAAATGGAAGCTTCTAAATTAGATGCGCAATGGGAAAACAAAGCTGTTGACCAACTTTCTGGAAGTTTGAAAGATGAGTTCATAACGCTGGTAGTCCTAACGCCCTGTTGTCTTATTTTTATTCCGAGTTTACAGCCATACATAAGATTAGGTTTTGATATCTTAGGTACACTTCCAGACTGGTACATTAATTTAATTTATATCACAGTATGCGCAGGACTAGGACTAAAAGGCGTTGGTGGTATTAGTAAATTTATGAAGGGGAAAAAATAATGTTAGATACAGTTAAACATGGTTTCAAAAAAGTTAGTAAATCATTGCAAGATATTTTATACAATGTGCCAGAGGGTTTGATGTTTATTATTAAATGTTCTGTGGTCTGTATTATCTGGATAACACTAATCGCTTAAAAGTTTCACGTGGAACAGTAGAGAAAAAAGCCCAATCCTTGAGCTTTCTCCTACTAGGATCGTATTGCCATTATAACAATTAAAATCATAAAGGCTAAAAGTATTAATTGTTCCATATTATTTTTCTTCTTCTTTAGGTTTTACATGACCAATAGTTTTAGATAACGCATACGCTTGATTTAGATTGCTTACTAAAATCATTAAATTTGTAATTTCATTTAATTTTTCAGTTGTTATATCACCTTCATCAATTAAACTTTCTAATTTTACTACTCCATTTTGCATTTCAAGTTGTAATTTACTTGCTACTTTGTCATATATTAATTGTTGAGCTATTGTTGTCATATTATCTCCATGCTTCTCCAAAAATCCAAGCCACAAGAACTTTTCTTATGCCTTTTTCTACTGGAGTTACTTTGTGATTTAAAAAACTTGTAAAAGAAACTAACTTGTTAGGTGTAGAATTATAAATTACTTCTTCGCCACCATCACCAAAGAAAGTTAAGTCGCCACCCTTGAAGCCGTCATTCAACACCCATGATATAGATATTTTTCTCATAGATGATAAACCAGTACTTGCATCAATGTGCCAATCGTATCTTGCATTATCTTCTGCATGATATTCTAAATACTGAATGTCTTGTATGCCAGCTAATCTATAATTATAAACTTGATTAAGTTCTATAACACTATGCTGAATAATTTCAGCAGTATCAGAATCTTTTTGATTTAATCGCCATGCCTGAACTTTTCTAGCATCAGTTGGCAAACTAGTATTTGCTTTTATTTCTTCGCCATATTTCATAGCTTCAGCAAGAACTAAATCTGACATATTGTGATCCATCTCTAACGGCACGATTCCATATTCTGGCTCTTTTGAAAAGTCAGTTCGGATAATGTGATCTGAGAAAAATTGTGATTTTAAATGTGAAAGACTGCCCATTGTTTCTCCTTGAAAAAAAACTCCCACCACTTCTGATGGGAGAACTTAAATTGCCTACAAATTGGAATGTAGGACTTTAGGATATGAAAATAAACTATATCCATTATATGATACATAATTAAAAAGGTATGTCATCATTAAATTCTTCTTTTTCATTTTTAGAATGCGCCTTATCAATTATCTTTTTTGCGTCTGCTGGAGACAATCCAGAATCTTTACCAGACTTCTGTCTTTCTATAGCTTCACTAAAATTTGAGCCACCTGTCATTCCGTCAGTTACAGGCTTCCAATTATTAACTTCTCCATACAGTTTGCCAGAACGTGCAGTTTTTAAATCAATGTTAATCCATTCATCATCTTTTGTTGATAGCCATTCAATAAACTCTTGTTTCTTGATGCTAATCTTACAATGTATAAAATCAACTTTAGCTTCTTTAAATATCATTCCTTGTGGAAATTCTTTCTCTTTTGTATCAGTCATTTTCTTGCTCCTTTTTTAATTTCATTATTTGTTGTGCTTTTCTCAAACATGCGTAGTGATTATGCCTATGCAACATTTTCTGTTCATTAAAATAATGCAATAACAAATGAACATTCTTGCTAGAATCAATACTTTTTTCTAACAAGCCCATGTTTATCTCTCTAATTACAAGCTCCACATGCTGGCTATTATCCTTATCTTCTTGTTCTTGATGTTCTAAATCTTGATTGTGCGATAATAATGCTTCTTCCATATTTTCATAACTTTCATCTTTATCCATTATATTAACTCCTATATTTATTTTTTGCTGTAATCTAAAGCCCATTCATGCTTTGAATTTTTTATTAAAAAATCAGCTAACCCATATTCCTCTTTTTTATACAATACATGATTTACATCTTTTCTAGATATATCAAATTCTTCTGCAATATCTTTAGCTTTGCAAAAAGAGTTTTCTTTTATATATGTATAAATTTTTGCTGATAAATCAATATAAGAAATACCATTTGCTTTTTTATTTATTCTTTTTAATAAACGGTCAGCACTTTCTGGACTTAATACTGTTATTGCACTATTTGCATATTGTTTAACTACTTCATCAACTGCACTATCAGCAAATTTAACAATGTCTTTTATTTCTTTATAATTTTTATCCATTTTTATTTATCCTCTCTTTTTATTTTATGATAGCGTTTATTATCCCATTTGATTAGGAGTAAAAGCCCAGCACCAGCAGTTGCTAACCCACAACCAAATCCAATAGATATCAATATAAAGCTACTCATTTGTTTTAACATTTTCAATAAAATAAATCATAACTTCACGCACTAAAGAAGACATAGTTATGTCATGCAAAGCACAATATTTTTTTAATATTATGTGATGTTCTTGATTCAAACTTCCAGAAACCATACAATTTCTTGTATTTTTTGTCTGGTCTGATTTTTTTGGAATATTTTTTAATATATCAGTTTGCTTCATTTAAATTCTCCATATTTTCTTTTATTCTTTGTGTCTTTATAGCTTTTACTACTAATTTTGTATAATCTTTATGTCCATACTCTTTTGTATATTTAATAAATTGTTCATTATTTTTGTTTACTTTTTTGATATCTTCTTCGTTTTTGCATTTTTCAAGTTCTGTTTTATATGAACAGTAAGATTGATATAGCCATAATTCAACACCGTCTTGCTCTAACTGCTCAAGATCATCAACAATTTGTATCATTAAATATGCTTCACAAAAATATCTAAATGCGTAAGTCTGAGCAGAACCCCAATCCCAAACAGTATTTTTTAATCTGCCATCTCTGTCGCCAGTTACAGGCAACTGATAATATTCTTCAATGAATTGTCCTGTTTCTGCATGTACAATCTTGCACTTAAATTTTGCCATACCTGATATATCTTGTTGGTGATGTTGTGTAAATAACAACATTAAACCTTCATCTGATAATGGTTTATATATTGCTTTTTTTATATCGTCTTTACTTGCTATCGTTATCCATTCGTTACTAGTGCTATCTTTATACGCACCTTTGCCAGTACCTATAATAGGCATAATATTTTTTCTTGCTCTTAATAGTCTGGTATATACTTCTGTTTTACTGGTACGAAGTACCATATCTGCTGTACTCTCATTGTGATTGCTCATTGTTTCTATATTGCTCATTGTATTGCTCCTGTTTTTTAAGTTTTGACACAATTATTATAATTTAATGATTATTATAATCAAGTTATAATTGTAATTTTTTTATGGTATAGTATACTTTAATGTAGGGTATATGATTAATTATTAATTAAAACAAGGAGTTACAATGTTATTAAAAGATTATCTAAAGGAAAAAGAAATTACAAATGCAAAGTTTTCAAAGGATCTGGGCGTGAATGAAGCAATTGTTTTGAAATGGCGTTATGCTGATGTTATCCCAAGATTAAACTATATGCACAAAATATATAAGCATACAGATGGTTTGGTAACACCGAATGATTTTTATGGAATCAGTCAATGAGTTTTCAGGCTATGGCATGGGGTGTTAAGCAAGATACTAATAGTTCAATTAGTAAGTTGGTGCTGTTGATGATCTGCAATTATGCAAACGAGAAAGGT